AACCAGGATTATTAGATTCGTCACATACGACTTTAAATCCGTATAATCCTCGTCTTGCTTGTACTCTTCGTAGTACAGGAACAACTGCATTTACAAACGATGATCGAGTTTCAGCATCATTAAACTCAAAGAGTTTCGTCCGTGCAGCTGCACCAATTGTCTTTTTCAGATAGATGAACAATCTCGAAACATTAATTCTACTTAAAGTACTTGTATCGAGTGCGCCAGTTTTGTCTCCAAACAACACAGTTCCTTCTCCTGGAAAAGTTACAACAGGATTAACCCCATTATCATACATTGAATCCATTTCTGAATTCGTGGGATTTTCTACCAAACTTATTACATCAAGAATTTGACCTCTAGAAAATCCTGCGGGGGACCACCAAGGGTCTTTAAGTTTATCGGAACGTGCAATACATCCTGCGGCATCTGCGGCACAATCCGTTACAACATAATCATCTGATGAATCATCATCAGACAATGTTCTAAAAATATTCAAATGTCGTTTCTTACCAAATACACTAAAACCATATTCATCATTCATTCCATCGAACTTCTCAGCTGCAGTAATTTCTCCAGTTGCACCCAAAACGGTAATACAATCTTCTCTTGTAGTACAAACAGTTGCAATAGTAGAACCATGGTCACCTGTCGTAGCTCCAAATACAATATCGAGTGGAATTTGCTTATCTTGTAATGCAGAAATTGGTGTTCGACCACTTTCTGAACCAGTGCCACCCACAATCAATACACCACCATATTGGAGGTAGTTATGTGCAGCCCACCATTCGTTTGCCCAATTACCCTGTGGGCCTTGTGGCCAGCGAGCATATGTTCCACCAGCGAACGTGCTTCCACTTAATCCAGCATGTGTAAATGGGAATCCAGTATCCTCGCTCCCTGTTATACCTACAGGGTCGATTGATTTTAATCTACCAATCCAATCTACTACACTTTCAGATATCATTATACCACTTTTTCGTTCCGCAGTATATCCCACCGTTTGGATGAGATTATAAAATGATGGCATTCCTGCCCGTAATGAAGCTCCAGATTCTGTTCCTGGAACGAAAAAACTCTCGTCATTAATTATAACTGTTACATTTGGTCTTGCCATTTGAATCTCCTTGAAGATATTTGCTTATTTATTTTCAAACAATACTATTTGTATTCTTGATATTTATACTTTTCTGGTTTTCTACATTGAAAACCATCTATCTTCACCATCCCATTCACCTTCCTCTGCTTCGTCAGCAATGAAACCAAACGGCATTAATTCATCCTCAATATCTCTAATTTTTTCCTCATATATCTGTGTTCTGATGTCTGCATCAGTTAAGGATTTAAAATAATCCTGTCTGGTCATCCACGCAAAAAGCACCAAAGACATTACCAAATCGTCTGTATGACCATCATCTGCTTCAAATGAATTCTTTTTTGCAATAAAGGTAATCAATTCATTAATCGTATCAACGTCTTCTACAAGAAGTTTATCTTCTTCTATTAAACTTTTCAATATAGAACACCCAAGTTTTTTGACTGGCATCGTTGTTCGTACACCCAATTGTGATTGGGAACTTCTTCCACCAAAACCACCACTCATCACTTGCCCTGCACGACCTTTATATGTCGTCATCATAACATTTTCATATTCTAGGTCTTGATGTAAAATATCAGCTACTTGTCCACCAATATCGTTAATCTCAATCAAAACACCCGCATTGTTATATCTCATTGCAACAGCACGAATAACGGTTGGATATACCATAGGAGATATTGTGTTATTTCTGTATCTCGCAACCATTTTATATGGCATTTCTGTAGCGTCAATCACCACAAATGCACTATAATCTTTTCCTTGACCTCTGGAAGTATCAACCGTAATGAAGTAATCTCTATCTTCTTTCGGTTCTTCATATATCCATAGTCCGTCTGCATCTTTGGTTTTTGGTGTTGCCCAATTCAACACACGAAGTTTCGCAGAAGAAATCAGAGTGTTTTGACTACCCAAGAAGTCGCAAATGAATTCTTGTTGGAATTGCTCTGCACTGGTATTGGCAATAGTTTCTTCTTTCCACTTTTCATCTCGTAATGGACCACCAGGATATTGCGGTACTTGATCCCAACTTACTTCAATTGGAATGTAATCGTTCTTACCATCTTCGCCGAGTTTCTTTGTCGCACCTTTCCAATAATAATAGAACATATTCAATCCGTTTGGTGTTGAAATCATAATCACTTTGGTTTCTTGTCCCGCGGAAATTGTCGGATATACTGAATTGAAGAATTCTTCGGCAATATTGGTAGGAACATGTGCGAATTCATCAAGTAAAATTGCATTATATGAACCACCACGAATAGCACTAGATGATGTAGATGATGCAATAATCCTTGAACCATTTTCAAGTTTAATGGATGCTTTATTCCACTCTACAATCCCCTGTTGCAACCAAAGTGGTAAGTATTCGTATGTGAGTTGCAGTCTACTGAGAATATCTTTCGCAACCGCCTGCTTGTTTGCAAGAATCGCAACATTCATATTCTGATTGAACAGGGTGTAGTGTAGTAGGTATGCAACCATAGTAGTGGACTTACCAGATTGTCGAGGAAGTTTTGCAATGGTGAATCTGTTTTCATGTACCGTTTGCACCATGTCTTCTTGAAAGTCATATAACTTAAAGGGAACAAGGCCTTCGTCCAACGAAACGACTTTGACATACTTCTCAATAAAATAAACAGGGTCTTTGGCACATTTCATATATTCAATCACCTGTTCTTCGGTGAATTGAATATCAATACCAGCCTCTTTTAGTTGTTTATTTCCTAAATAACCTTTTGATTTATTTGTCATTTACTATCTCTGTATCAATAATATCTTGTGTGAGTGCTTTTGTTCGACTTCTCTCTGCATTTATTAGGTCTTGCAAATCACTCGTAGAACCAACATAAATTGATTGATTGGTTGTATTATTGATATTAACTTCTTCTTTATTGATTTCTTTTACTTTCTTGTGTAAATCAATGAGGTCTTTGTTCACCTCTGCAACGGTCTTTATCATCTGGGCTGCAACTTCATATGCTCTTGGAGCATCACCTTGCGTTGCAACATTTAGAATACCATCAATGGCATCTTCACCTTGCTTGATGAGTTCTTTCATGTTCTTACGAACCAACCAATAATCTTTTTCGCTGTCAACGGCTGCAACCTCAATCTCTCGTATCGGTTTGGGTGCGAGTTCTTTTGGTTCTTCTTTTGGTTTGAATTCTGTATTTAATGCTTCTGATAGTTTTTCGTCAACTGACTTCTTTTCATTCATAATAATAATCACCATAAATTTGGTTATCACTACCAGTTCCACCACTGAAACCACCAGTAATACCTATTCGTAAATCATGGACACCATCTACAGGATAGTCCCATTTTTCTTCTGACCCAAATATATCTATTTCAGATTGTAAAATAATTTTACTAGTTTTGACGGGTCCATATATGTAGGTTTTTGCTGTAAATTCAAAAGTAGATGTAAGGTTTCTTCTAGTATCAAATGCACCTTCATATTCTTCTACCGTGTTTACACTACCTAAAACTATGGGCACATCTACTTTGTTGTTTATATCATTTACTTTCATAGACACAATAAATTCTGGCGTAAAGTACGGCAAAATTTGTTCTACCATTTGTAAGTTGTCATTTTGATTTCTTGAAAATGCATAAAGTCCCAGTGAAATGATATAAGGAACTTCTGCATAGTTGTATGATTGTGCCAATCCGTCTTGTGAAACTGCTTTAGTTTTGCGGAGTTTATTTGTTTTTCTTGTTGGGTCGTATTGAATACCTGTAATATCGAAACCCAATCTCGGTAATGTAATTTGCACCTTAGAGTGGTCTGATATGCTACTGCTTTCTTGTATCCTTCTTATAAACTTTTCTTTTGGACCATATGAAAGTGGAACGCGAATGGTTTCCTTGAGTGTACCATCCGCATTTCTTCTTTCAACATTGATGTCGTTGAAAAGAGAACCGAAACCGATAATAAGCTTTCTAATTGATTCGTTGTAAAATTGTGTAAACATTAATAATTCCCTTCACTGAAAGGATCTGTTTCTGTAAAGTCAAAGATGTCGTCCACATCACGATTGAATTCTATTTCTTCATTATCACCAATTGGTGAATCATCTTCTGGTTCATGTGGTACAATTATAGTTGTTGTAACGGCAGAACCAGTAGCACCGAATATATATTCTGCATTTGATACAGCACCTTTAATACTTTCACTAGAACTACTTGAAACTGTGCCCACAATATTTGTTACGGTAAGTTTAGTAGCGTCTGCATCCCAATCGGTTGCAACAGCAGTTGCAGTTGCATTTGCAAGTTCAGCAGTCGCGCCCGTAACACCAGATACTTGATAAACAGTTTCACCTTCAAAGAAATTAATATAAGTATCACTACTAACTCTTGTTCCCATATCAAATTCGACTGCGAATTTCTTGCGTACTTCTTCAACCGTATCAATATCAGTATAACCAGTATCGATTTCTTCTTGGCTGTATGAGAATACCTCACAAGATAGTTTATATGTGTAAAGTTTTCCTAATTGATAAAAAGGATTTTCGTGTTCAACAAAGTTGATTTCAAATAATGTTTTGCTCAACGGAAAGAAAATTAAATCACCTTCTCTAGGCCGAGTAATACTTTCATAATCTCCAACAGATTGTTCAAATCGTTTTCTGGAAACAACGAGTTCTACTCTATCTTTGATTTCTAATCCAAACTTCGCAAGAATATCACCTTCACCCTCGAAACCATCAACAGATTGAATATACATTTCTAATTGATAACCATCATCAAATTTAGAAAGAACATCTTCACCAAATAAGTCATCTACATTCACAAGTGTTCGTGGAATGTAAACCATGTCCTTCCCCATCGTTTTGATAGTTTCGATAGTAAGGTCTTCTAATATGTTCTGTTCACCAGAATATTCTTTGAAATACGGATTTCGAGCCATCAGTTTATCCTATTTCAAAATTAATTGGAAGTTCGTATTCGGTTTGTAATCTTTCCTCAAGTGCTAGGATTTCTGTATCTGCTTCTTGTGAGATTGCTTCCCCTCGCATTGATACACCACCCGGAAGTTGAACACCATCAAATTTTGACATATTAGAACCCCATTGTTTTTTTATCAATGCAGTTGCATATTTCTTTATCCAAATATCGTTAAACACTTCTGTAAATGTTCCATATGGAATTGCGACAAATGCTTCGATTGCAATATAATCTCCTACAACTAAATCTTCTGCACTTGAATCTATATGAAGTCGGTCTGTGACTTTATTGAACCTAATCATTTTTTCTGGTTGAAAGAAGTCTTCAATCATATTGATATGTCGTTTGGTCGAGTCATATCTTGAAAGTCCCATAGAACTATTTGAACCCAACCCACGATTTATACCAAAATAATCGTGTAACGCCATTTGATATCGAACATCAAACATGTTGATGTTTGCGAATGTTCCAAATTGGAAAATACGTACAACACTCAAAATGTCTGAACCTTTTGGTCCATCCCCTGTCGCACCATTTACTGGTGGAAGTTCGTCTGTTTGGATGTATTTTCTATCCTTATCCTCTTGGGTGAGTTCGTGAAGAAAGTATACTTTCTCCGACCCGTCAAAGTGTCTCTCTGCAAAATGCTCTAATGCTTCGTCAATTCTTTCCGAACATTGTTGCCTGTCTACATTGATTTCGATGACTGGTTCTCCCAATCTTCGGAGGGAATAATCAATCAATTCGTCTCTTGAACTAATATTTGCCATTAAAAAACTCCTGATGC